CTTCTAATGGCTGGCGGCGCGGCCACCGGCGCAGCTGCCGGCTCATGGTTCGGCCCGATGGGCACCCTCACGGGTGCCGCTATCGGTGCCGTCGGCGATATCTTCTCGGCTTCCCAAGGTCGTGCTGCTGCAAAAAAACAGCGCGAGTGGGAAGAGCGCATGTCCAATACGGCCATGCAGCGCAGGGTCACGGACCTTCGCGCTGCTGGTCTCTCTCCAATGCTCGCTTACTCTTCGGGGGGTTCGGGGGCATCCACCCCCTCTACCTCTGCTGCTCCCACGCCCGAGTACGGGCGTGCGGGGGACCGCGTGGCGGTGGGTCAGCAAAACTCTGCTGTGCGTGCACAGCTCGCCCTGCAGGGCGAAAACATCAAGGCGGATACTCTCTTGAAAAATAACATGGCTGAAAAGGAGGGTTGGCTTGCCAAGGCCGCCTCTCATGACCCCACTATCAGGGGTCAACAGGCCGCCCAGGCCGAAATCACTTCCGATCGTCTCCAGGAGGAGCTAACTGATCTTCGTGCGAAGCACGAGCAAAACAAACTCGACCGAGTTCAAACCAACGCGATGAACGCTCTGGAGCTTTATGCGCGCCATCTGGACAACTATCACAAGGCTTTGGCAACGCCCGGCAAGGAAAACGAAGCCGCTTTCGAAGCCTCTTGGCTCGGTGAACATTCCCGAGCCGCCCGATTCATTCTTGATGGCGTCGGAACTGTTGGGTCTGCTGTCGGTCTTGCAGCACTACTCAAAAACTTCTCCGCCTTCAGGCCTCGGGCCGGAGGGGGAGTTCTCAAACGACCTGACGACTTCACCGGCATCGGCGGTCGCGTCTGGAAGCGCGACAATCCTAACGCCGGTCCCGAACGCTTCGAGTGAGGAACAACCCTAGCGGGGCAACCCGCTTCATCGACGGTCGGCCTTTGGCCGACGAATGGCTCAATCTGACCACCGGAGAAATCTATGCACATCAGGAACCCTTACAACTACGACACGAACGAGGCGAGCCGCGAGAGCGGCGTTACCTCTCGGTCCCCCTCGAGGACCGTTCAATCTTCAAGGGACGAAGCTGACATCAACACGATTGTCAAGCGCTTTGGCATCACGGGAACGCTGCCGCAGGCAGTGGTTCCCCCCACCTACGAAACCTTCGACGAGGTCTTCGACTATCAGTCTGCTCTGCAGACGGTCATGGAGGCCGACCAGGCATTCATGTCCCTCCCCGCCGACGTTCGGCGGCGTTTCAACGAGGACCCCGGTGCCTTCGTTGATTTCTGCTCAAAAGAGCAGAATCTGCCCGAAATGCGTAAGCTCGGGCTCGCTCTACCCGAAAAGGCGTCTCCAGCGCCACAGGCAGCCCCTACGGGCTGACATCTCGGGTAACAGGGGGGGCACATGCCCCCCCTTCTCTTTCTGGCCTCAGAAAGCTTCTCCCTCGGTTCTTCAACAATCCTAAAAACCCCTACCGACGGCCTTCGAGTTCTCGGCTCGACTGATTATGACTTCACTTGATATTCATAATCCCCGGTGGTCCCACCACCGGAAAGGGGTATAAAGGACCCGCTCACGATGTCCTTCCCCTACAAACGGAAACCTGAAAATGCGTCCTAGCTCACGGTCCCCTGTATCGAAACATGGGTCTGCCAAGACCTTCCGTAAACACGTTTCCCGCACCAAAATCGGGAACGTCAAAGCAGGGCCCATGCGTGGCGGAATCCGCCTCTAATGCCCTGCTTCAAACCCCTGTCCGCCTTCATCACAGAAGCTGGACAGGTGGTCTTCCACGAGCGGGGGAAAATCCTCCGCTCCTTGACGCTGCCTTGCGGCCGATGTATCGGCTGCCGTTTGGCACGTTCAAGCTCTTGGGCTCTTCGTTGCATGCACGAAGCCCAATTGCATGAAAGCAACTGCTTTCTAACTCTCACTTACGATGACAAGCATCTCCCGGAACACGGGAGTCTCTACTACTCGGACGTCCAAAAATTCTATCGGCGCGTCCGCAAAAAGCTTGGCTCGTTCCGTCACTTCACCTGTGGTGAATACGGCCCAAAATTGCAGCGTCCTCACTATCACGCTTGCATCTTTGGTCTGGACTTCCCAGACAAAAAACACTTCAAAACTTCCCCGTCTGGCGGGGAAATCTTCACCTCCGCCCTTCTAGATTCTCTCTGGACCGAAGGCTTTGCTTCGGTCGGCGGACTCTCCTATGAATCTGCCCGCTACGTAGCGGGCTACTGCACGAAAAAAATTACGGGTCAACTCGCTGCAACGCACTACGCCAGACCTTCCATTCACACTGGCGAACTAGTTCAGCTCGAACCCGAATTCGGGCACATGTCTCTCAAGCCAGGCATTGGCCATGGCTGGTACAAAAAATACAAATCCGACGTCTTCCCTCGGGATCACGTCGTCTATGACGGGCTGAAACTGCCCGTCCCAAAGTACTACTACAACCTCCTCAAAAAAGAGGAGAACACTCAAAGCGATGAAATCGAATATCAGCGCTTTCTAAAATCCAACCTCAACCCGCAGGATCACACTCGGGAACGGTTGGCTACGCGCGAGCAAGTCGCTACTGCTCGAGCATCCTTCAAAAAGCGAAATCTGGAGCTCTCAAAATGAAATACGTTATCTGCGTCATGCGCGACTCGGCTGCCGATGTCTACGGCGTTCCGATGTTCATGTCCTCCAAGGGACAGGCCATCCGTTCTTTCTCTGACGAAGTCAATCGCGTGGACGCTTCCAATCAGCTCAACAAGCACCCCGAGGACTTTGAGCTCTTCTACATCGGGACTTACACCGATGACGTGGCGGAATTCTCCATCGACTACCCGCCCGTCTCTCTCATCCGCGCAACCGACTGCATCAAAAAGGGTTAATCCATGCATCGCAACAAATCAGTCTCAACGCATGCCTTCGCAATGGTGCCGAAGGCGGATATTCCGCGGAGCTCCTTCCGCATGCAGAAAACCTACAAAACCACGTTCGACAGTGGTTGGCTCATTCCGATCTTCTGCGAGGAAATTCTCCCCGGCGACACGTTCAACGTTCGCGCCACCATGTTCGGTCGGCTGGCTACGCCGATCTTCCCGTTCATGGACAACGTCTACTTGGACTCGTTCTTCTTCTTCGTCCCTAACCGTCTGGTGTGGGACAACTGGCAGCGCTTCATGGGCGAGCAGGATAATCCGACTGACTCGACCTCTTATCTCGTCCCCCAGGCGCTTGCGCCCGTTGGCGGTTACGCCATCGGTTCACTGCAGGACTACTTCGGTCTCCCGACTCTGGGTCAGGTAGACCCTTCCGCTGCGTTCACTCACAACGCTCTGCCGCTTCGCGGCTACAACCTCATCTACAACCAGTGGTTTCGCGATGAAAACATCGTCAATTCTGTCGTTGTCAACAAAGGCGACCTGCCGGACGCCATCTCCGACTACACGAAACTCCAGCGTGGTAAGCGGCACGACTACTTCACCTCGGCGCTTCCTTTCGTCCAGAAAGGCCCGGCTGTCACTCTCCCCCTCGGTTCTACTGCTCCTGTCATTTCGGCGGGGGGTGGAGTGCCCACGTT